CACGATTGGCTTTTCGTATTTAAGTCCGCCGAAACGGGAATCTATACAATCATTCACAACGACCCTGAAACACTTCAGGAGTTTATGCGAGACGATGACGTTCTGCTCTGCGGGTTCAACAATAAGCACTACGATCAATTCATCCTTAAAGCAGCTCTTGCCGAGGCTTCGCCCGAAGACATAAAAGAACTCAATGACTATATAATCGGCGGCGGAGGCGGCTGGGAACACCCGCTGATGCGTGGGAATCGTTACTTTTTAAAGCAGTTTGATGTATTCGATGACTGTCAGGTAGGCTTGTCCCTAAAGGCAATAGAAGCTCATCTCGGCATGGATATACAAGAATCAGAAGTGGACTTCAACCTCGATCGTGCTCTTACTGACTATGAAATTGACGAAACAGTAATGTACTGTGTTCACGATGTCGACGCAACAGAAGAGCTGTACAAGCTGCGAAAAAACTATCTGAAAAACAAGCTGTTCCTCGGCAGGGCAAAAGGTATACCTGATGAAAAAGCCCTGTACATGACGAACGCGAAGCTGACAGCGGCATACCTCGATGCTCACCCACAAACGCATACCGACGAGCGGGAATATAATTTCCCGGACAACATTCTTTGGGAATATGTTCCGGCAGAAGCGGTAAAGTTTTTCGAACGTATACACGATAAATCAATTCCCGAAGAAGAATTGTTTTCGTCCAAACTTAATTTGATGATTGGTGACTGTCAATGTACCCTGGGATTCGGTGGAATTCACGGAGCCTTACCGACATACCGAGAGAGGGAAGAGGGAACTCGGCGAATAAGAAATCAGGATGTTGGAAGTTACTATCCGCATCTAATGACGATTGAAGGGTATACCTCAAGAGCTATCCCTAACTCAAAAATTTATGAAGAAATGCTCGAACGCCGAATGGTTGCTAAAAAGTCCGGGGATAAAGCCACAGCAAACGCATTAAAGCTTGTTGCGAACGCTACCTATGGAGCGATGCTCAATCAATATAACGACCTCTATGACCCTCTCATGGGGCGTTCGGTTTGTATCACCGGGCAGTTGAGATTGTTAGAACTCGCAAATCACCTCTACACGGACTGCTCCACCTTGAGAATAATACAGCTCAACACAGACGGCATTATGGTGTCTCTTGATTGTTCTGAAATGAATAAATATACAGAAATTTGTAAAGAATGGCAGAGCAGGACGGGCTTCGAACTCGAAGAAGATGTTATCAAAGAAATCATTCAAAAGGACGTTAACAATTACATCGAGATCGCTTGTGATGGGAATTTGAAAGTCAAAGGCGGTTTGCTCGTCAGAGGGATAGCACCCGCAGGCGCATTCAACATCAATAACAATATGACTATAATTGCGAAAGCACTCGTTGATTATTTTGCGAAAGACGTGCCTGTTGAAGAGACGATAAACAACTGTACCGACCCCCTCGCCTTTCAAATCGTGGCGAAAGCTTCAGGCAAATACTCGAGGGTGTTTCAGATTATTAACCCGTTGAATAATCCCCAAGAAGTTCAAGCTCAACGATGCAACAGAGTATATGCCTCAAAGGATTCACGACTCGGCACACTGATGAAAACTCATAAAGGAACCGGGCGGAATGCGAAAATCGGAGGGCTGCCGGCACATTGCCTCATTGACAACAATAACGAAGCATCAATAGAGGATATCGACAAAAGCTGGTACATACAAATTGCCAGAAAGTATGTCAACGATTTTCTCGGAATCAAGCCACGAAACCGTGATACACGGAAGGTCAACTCACTTAAAAAAGAAATATTAAATATATTGGAGGAATCAAATCATGCCAGCTAAAAAGACAGAAACTCCGAACGAAGTTATCGGTGCGAATCTCTATGTAAGACTCTTAGCCGCGAGAGCGGATTTCGCGAACCTGAAAGTTCAGCAGTCGGGAGTGAATAATCATGCAGAGTTTACCTACTATGAACTTTCAGATATTGTTCCTCCGGCGACAGAGATTTTTGCAAAATATCGCTGTATTTTCATAACGACATTTGTTGACGGACAGGCACTCGGTAAGCTCATCGACGTGGACAATCCTGAGAATCATATCGACGTGTCATTTCCCGCCGAAAATATCAAAGAACCCGCGAAATTCAGAATGAACGAGGTTCAGGCGACGGGTGCGGGAATCACCTACATGAGACGATACCTGTACTATCTCATTCTCGACATCACTCAGCCCGACGAACTGGATCCGCAGGTTGGCGTTACGCCAACAATACCTCACGCCTCCGAGCAGAAAAAAGCACCTGCAACTACAGAAGAGAGGTCAAAGATAAAAGAAACCCTCACAGGGGCTAACGGTAATGCAGACGAGCTTCAGATTAAGGCTCTCAAGGATGCTCTCAAGAAGCTTAGAGAGGTTGCCCCCGATCAGGAAGAGTTCATTCAGGAGGTTGCCTTGAAAACTAACGGATTCAAGGATATCACAAAATCGGCTTGCGAAAAGCTTATCACCGGAATCGGTGAAATGATTGAAAAATGCGGAGGTTAATTATGGACAAAGTAATTAGAACAGTAGATGCCGACGGACTTCTCAAAGTTCCGAAAAGCATCATCAGAGCAGCGAACTTCACGCCCTACACCGAAGTTGAGTTTTCGATAGACGTCGAGGGCACTGTAACTCTCAAGAAATACCTTCCCCTCAATGATTATTACGAGTGCCTAACTAACATATACGAGCATATCGAAGAGGAAATCCCGGAAATATCACCCGAAGTGTTAAATCGTATCGCTGACTGTATAGCTTCGATTGACAACGAAAGGAAGGCAGTATATGGAGTGGATTAACGGAAATAAAATCAAAGTCGATATCCCCAAGCGTCCGAAGAAAATCACGGGTACTCGCTTCGCGGCAATCATGGGGCTGAACAAATGGAATACCCCGTTTAAGACTTGGTGCGAGATCACCCGAACATACGAAGAGCCTTTCGAGGATACCATCTATACGATAGCGGGTAAGGCTATAGAACCAAAACAGGCTGAGTATATGAAGCAGAGCTACTATATGCCGAACCTCGTTACTCCCACAGACAAGTTCGGTGATAATTACTTCAAGGTCACTCGGGGAGATTTCTTTCACGATGAGCCGATATTCGGCGGAATGTGGGACTATCTGAACTACGATGAGGACGGAAAACTCGAATCGGTGCTCGAGATGAAAACCACAAAACGAAGCGAAGACTGGGCTAATGATATTCCCGAATACTACGCTTTGCAGGCTGCGCTATACGCCTATTTACTCGGCGTAGATCAGGTGATAATGGTTGCTTCTTTCCTCGAGGATAAGGACTACAAGCACCCCGAAGCATTTGTACCGAATACCGCAAATACTATTGTTGTCCCTTTCAAAATCAGTGAGAGATACCCTGATTTCGAGGACTATATAAGAGTTGCTGAAGGTTGGTGGAGAAATCACGTCCTCTCGGGAATATCTCCCGAATACGATGAAACGGCTGATGCCGATACTCTCAAGGAACTCAGAACAAACACTCTTTCCCCTGAGACGGATATCAATGCCCTCATCACTGAGGGCGAAGCCCTAAAAGAGCAGATAGACAAGCTTTCCGAACCTCTGACTCCGCTGATTAAGAGACTTAAAACGATCTCGGATATCGTGAAAGAATACGGTCAGGGACAGTTCCGAGAAGGGGATAAAAAAGTATCTCTCAAGGGCGGTCAGTATTCATGGGATATCAGCAAAACGACCTCGACGAAGATTAATAAAAATGACTTAGCTGCCGATGGACTGCTCGATAAATATTCAACATCAGAGACAAGCTATCGGTTGACTACAACGAGGATATAAGGAGGTCTACGATGTTCATCAATCCTTTTGTACTCGGTGTGCTGACAACCCTGTTCGCTGAAATGACGCTTTTTATAATTGCGATAATCGCAAATATCATTAAAAATACAAACAACGGAGGAAATCACTAATGGCAAGAATAACACTCACTAATGGCTTCTCACTCATCCCCGAGGGCACTCATGTGTTCAAGATAGTCAATGTTGACTATAAGGACAAGTTCGGAAAGCTTGAAGTAACAATGGAAACCAAGGACGGCTCTAAACATATTGAAAGGTATTCGTTCAAGACTAAGGACGGCGGAGAGAATACAGGTGCATATAATGCCTTTTCATACTTCGTCCGCCAGGCTATGGACGGAACCGCGCTCGGAGATGATATAGACCCGGTTGAGCTAGTCGGTCACTATGTAGAGTGCGATGTTACGCACGAAAAAATCGAGAAGAGAGATGAACCCGGAAAGACGATGACCTTCATTCGTCTCAATGACAAACGTCCGGTAACCGGGTTCGAAGCTTCCGCTTCTGTGCCCGTGAAAACTAACTCAAGTAAACTGCCGAGTCTCGACGATCTGCTCGGATAAGGAGGATTATCATGCCTATTTCGGATAGCGGCAACAGAATAGAATTCGAGACCGGGGCAGTGAGAGACATCAAGGAGGGGAAAGGTCGTTGCGACCTTCTTCCCCTCGGGGTAGTCTCCCGAATCCTCGGGAGCGATGAGATTATCAGACATATCGATTATTTCGTCAAACATGGCGATTCAGGGCAGCTTATAGAGGCGGTCGATAAATTTGCCGAAAAGCTCAACACAGACCTTCCTACGCTGATTCTCGAAGTCTCAAAGCACTATGAAGAAGGTGCTCTCAAATACTCCGAGAGAAACTGGGAAAAAGGAATCCCAATGCATAGCTATATTGACAGCGCGGTAAGGCATTATCTCAAATTCCTCAGGGGTGATATGGATGAAAGACATGATCGAGCGTTTATATGGAATATTTTCGGTGCTCTCTGGACACAGGTGGAAAAGCCCGACCTGGTCGACCTTCCCTTCAGGCAGAAAGAAGCGAAAGCCTTCGAGAAACTTAATCAGAGCATCGAAAAAATCAACAAAGCCTTCGGAAATGTAACTTGGTAAAGGAGATGTGCAAATGAGCAAACTAAAAATCAACACGAACGGAACCGTAGACTTCATCACGAGAACAGGTAACGACTATATCAAACATTCAATGCCCGCACATGAAGCCGAAAAAATCATTAAAGCGAACAAATCAACCACTGATACCAAAACTTTCCCCGGTTTTACGATACGAGCGGGCGAGTATTGGTTTAATAGCGAGAATGATACTGAGGAATAAGCCATGAGATACGACAATCTCCCTCCCGAAATCACAGAACTTCCGCAATGGGTCTGTGTATGGAACAATTCAAAAATACCGATGCAGGCGAAAGCGAGAAAAGCAGCGTCCTCTACAGCACCCGAAACATGGAGCACCTTTGACGAAGCCGTGAGAGCTGTCAACGACGGAGTATACGACCATGTAGGATTTGTTTTTGCAGATAATGGGATAGTCGGAATTGATATCGATGCGGGGTTTAATGAGGACGGCTTTCTGTCTGATTTGAGTCTTGATTGTATCAGTCACTGCCGGTCATACACTGAACTGTCCCGAAGCGGGCGTGGCGTACATATATTTGTCAAAGGTTCGTTACCCTTTAAGGGCAAAAACAACGGCGCAGGAGTGGAGATTTACAGGGGTTCCCGATACTTTATCACGACCGGGAAAAAGCTGATATATCCGATGATTATAGAAAATCAGCAAGGCATCGATTATATCGTTGATAAGTATTTCAAAGATACCCCGAAGGACGGAGAAAGTATCGGAAACTCCAGCAATCGGATTTACACCCCCAAGTACGAGATTCAAGTTGAGGGGAAAATCAGCATCACACCGCGATATCCCGAGATTCCCGCAGGAATGCGGAATATAAGTCTCACTTCCCTTGCGGGGCAAATGCATTCCCAGGGATATTCAAAAGAACAAATACATCAAGAATTACTGAAAGCAAATGCGCAGGCTTGCAGACCTCCGTTGTCGGGGTATGAAGTCGAGTGCATCGTGAACAGCGTAACAAGATACAGGAGATGAAAAATCATGCGTAATAATAAGATAATAAACAAATGTCTCGCAATCGTAATGGTTGCTCTGGTTATAATACTTTGTTTTACCGGCTGTAGGGAGGCTGACAAGGTTAATCACAATATGAGCATTGCCGCCGATAACTTCAACTGCGAGAGACGTATCACTGTTTACAACGCGCGTACTGACAATATAGTGATGTACGCCGAGGGCTATATGAGCATAAGTAACAACGAAACCGATGAACTTGTTGTGACTTGCAAAGTAGCTCCGAACGAATACAAAAAGAACTATATTTATCTCAACGATTATACGCTCTATGTTGTGGAAGATATAACAGGCACACGCGCCGACCCATATCACTATGTCGTAGAGTTCCATACTGAATTTCCCGTTGATGTGGATGTTAAACCCTAAGCCTGAAATGGAGATGAAGAATTATGTTTGAAGTTAATTACAAGGACGATGCTGGGCGAAGGCAGGATTCCCCGGTTTACGCCGTTGACAAGAAAAATTCGCGTTTTTTACTTGTCGATGATAACGGACGGTTTTTCTGGACAGGAATAAGCGAATGCCGCGTAGGGAGGAGTGACTGCTATTATAATGATTAAAAAGGAGAAGAGACAAACGGCTCAGGATTGGAGTGGGGACGCAAACTCCGTATATAAAATTATCGGAGCGTCTAATCACTCAAATGAAAATAGGGCGGACGACGACTACTACGCGACTGACCCAAGGGCGGTTGAGGAGCTGCTGAAACGAGAGAAATTTTCCCATTATGTATGGGAACCGGCTTGTGGCGGTGGGCACATATCAAGAATGTTAGAAGCTCATGGCTATGACGTTCAGTCGAGTGACATTGTGGATAGAGGCTATCCTAATACATATGTGGCCAACTTCTTAAGTGTTGCCCCCCCTGTTGAGTGTATATCTCGTGATATTATCACAAACCCGCCGTACAAATATGCCAAGGAATTTATAGAGAAAGCCTTAGAAATATCTATGGATTCAGTCAAGATAGCAATGTTTCTGAAAGTCACATTTCTTGAGGGCAAGGCGAGACGGGAGTTATTCGATAAAGCTCCACCGAAATATGTATATGTGTTCTCAGGCAGAGTAAACTGCGCAAAGAACGGTGATTTTAATAAATCTGAGTCGAGTGCCGTAGCGTATGCGTGGTTCATTTGGGAGAAAGGATTCAACGGCGAACCGAAAATTAAATGGATTTAAATTAAGGAGTGACAGCTATTATGATAATGATTGAAAATGTTATAACCCCGTCTCCTGAACAGTGGGAGGCGATTATTAGAGGGATGCGTAACCCTATGAACTCTTGGGATAAGAGTGATAGCGCATGTTTCGCATGTTTCTCGTATGTTGATGTAACAACGGCAGTAGATATTGCGCGCGGGGACTATCCGAAATATACCAAACCGCGTATGTTCCTCGGTGACAATGACCTCGACCTCATGGCTCGTCTTCGCTCTGCCGGCACGGATCATCGGAAATTCATGCGGATGATTACCGTATATGTCGATATAACAGCTCCGCTGTATTGGTGGAAGGAGTTTGATACTTACAAAGTAGGCACTGTCGCCAATTCTTGCTCAACGATGCACAAGATCACGGATAAGGAATTCACTATTGACGACTTTAGTCATGAACATCTTGACGGTGTTAGTCGCGATATGTTTATTCAAAACGACCATGATCAGCCGTATTTCTTCTGCTCTTTTGAGGACATGCTTTATATTCAGGTCGAAGCTTTAAATAAGGCAAGGGAATTATATCTCGAAACCAAAGATAAAAAATACTGGTGGCAACTCATTCAGTTGCTTCCGTCCTCTTACAATCAGCGCCGTACGGTCATGCTGAACTACGAGGTACTTATCAATATGTACAAGTCTCGTCGTAACCATAAACTCGACGAGTGGGTTGAGTTTTGCGGGTGGATTAAAACGCTCCCTTATTCAGAGCTGATAACAGGGGAGAAAGCGGAATGAAAGACTTCATCAAATTCCTGCTTGTGATTGCTTCGGCGACGGTGGGAATGCTTATTATCTTTTCCCTCGCCATTGCGATAGGGACATATTCATAAGGAGAGACAACTAATGAAACAGTATGAACGATACAGTGTATGGTCAAAACACTGTATAACAGGTGAGCGACACCGGATTTCATCATTTGACAATCTGCAGAAAGCGATCTATGAAGTTTATCTGTGCTACGAGGACGACCGAATGCACGGAAGTGTTGGTGAATATTATTACTATATTCAGGACGAGCCTTATGAAGACCTTTATTGCCGCTTCTGCGGTTATGAACCGAACATCGCGTATGGGTCAAACATCTCAGCTAAGATAGGATTGGACTATTGTCCTATTTGCGGTACGGAACTGAAAGCGGGTGACAGCGATGAGTAATGTTGATGTCTTTGAAATATTGGTTACTGCGGTTTGTTCAGCAAATTTGGCGGTATTTGCGATTACAAGGGTACATGAACTGAGAGAGTTTATTAAAAAGAAACATCGCGAACGAGCCGAAGAGCAAGAAATGATAATGATGCTCAAAGATAAAAATCATCGATTTAGTGATGAAATTTGCGCTCTGAGAGCAAAAGTGACTGAACTCGAAGCGAAAGCAATACCAAAGAAGCCGATAGGCGAAGGGTATTATTACCTATGCCCTTGTTGCCGAGGTGACTTGGGCGTTTCGGATGATGATATTTTTATCTATGAACTTTCGATGCCTAAATATTGCAGTAATTGCGGATGTGTGCTTGACTGGACGGAGGTAAAAAAAATGAGTGATTATATTGACCGTGATTTGCTTTTAGCAGAAATAAAGGAACTTAAAAAGTCTCCGTGGTATAACGGCGGTTATGAAACTTATGAAAGAAATATCCGCCGCGAGGCAATCGACATTATTGTAGACCTTTGCATAAGGCCAGCTCCTGACCCTGATGATTATTGCAGTTACGGAGAATTGAAAGACGGTGACACGGAATGAAAGCAGAGAACAGAAATAACAGTAAAGGAGATTTAAAAATGGATTGCAGTAAAACGATAGACTTCATTACAATGCAAAGAACAATTTGCCGCTCGCGAAGCAACTGCCGTAAAGGAAGCGATATTTGCCCAATAGACACTTTTTGTAAATCAAGCCCAAATGCGTGCCGGACGAGAATATACGGCGGAAAGTGTCCGGAGATAGAATGCGCCGAATGTTGGAACGAGCCAATGGAGGAATGACAATGGATAACGAACCCTTTTACCTCGAAAGCTGTAAGCGATACATGGAGGACGGAACGCAGTCGAGGTTAATGAGAAAACTCATGACGCTGCACCCGTATGCGTCAATGATTTATACCCATGATGACATTGGTACGGCGACTCTCATTGCCGATCTGTACGACAACAGTATCAGGTACTGCCCTCAGTACGATGCATGGTATATCTGGGACGGTTCCCGCTGGGCAAAACAGACCGAAGCAGGTAACATTTCAGACAAAGTGCAGACTGTCTTAAATCTCCTGTTGCTCTATTGTAAAGAACTCTCACTGACCGTAGGCGAGGACGAGCTGAAACCGTACACAAAGTACTGCAATAGCATTAGAAAAAATACTGCGATAAACAACATTATCGCAATGCTCCAAACAATGGTGCGCCTCTCTGCAACGGACTTTGACGCAGACCCATACTTACTCAACACCCCCGCCTGCGCCTACAATCTCAAAACAATGGAGACGGTACCCGATCGTGAGAACCGCAACCTCACTCAGGTAACGACCTGCAACCTCAACACTCTCGCGAAACCTTGCAAACGGTGGTACAGCTTCATAGATCAGATAATGTCCCACGACAAAGAGAAAGCGGCATTCCTGCAACGCGCCCTCGGATACAGCCTGCTCGGGATAAACCGCGAGGAATGTATGTTTATTGCCTACGGTTCACAGACCCGAAACGGAAAAGGAACCTTATTCAGCTCCATTCAGTCCGCGCTCGGCTCTGAGTATATGGGCGGCTCTGACCCGATGCTCATATGTGAGGCGAAGAACGGCAAGAGCATTGACTTTAACTCCCCGCAGCCTGCGCTTCGCAAGCTTGTGAACACTCGACTTGTAAACCTATCTGAAATAAAACGAGAGCAACAGATAGACGCAAGCGCCCTCAAAGCAATGACCGGGCGCGACACCCTCACTACTCGAGGACTGTTTGAAGGAAGCTTCGACTTCGTCCCGCAGTATAGTATATGGGTCAACACCAACTATCTCCCCGCTATCAGTGACGATACAGTGTTCAAGTCTGACCGCATATGGGTTATCACTTTCGACGAGAGCTTTACGGAGAATAACAGAGACCGAGACCTCAAAGAGATATTCCAGAGCGAGGAAAACCGCCCGACAATACTCAAGTGGCTCATTGACGGATGCACGGACTATTTTAAAAATGGTCTCAACCCTCCCGACTGCGTGAGAAAAGCGACTGCTGATTATCGTCTCAAATATGACCGCATAGGCAACTTTATAAAAGACTGCTGCACGATTGGAGACGGTCTGAAAGCACAAAGAGGTGATTTATACAACGCCTACAGGTCGTGGTGCTGCCGCGCTGAGAACAGATATAAGCCTCTCGGCACGACAAGTTTTTACGGCGAAATCGAGTTTAGAGGTTTCCCGATTATGAAAAGTAACGGGTATTATTATGCTCGCGGAATTGATTTGTCCGACAAATAGGGCATTTATGGCATTTTTAAACGAGATTACGCATATAGAGTTTTTAATAATCAGGGCATTTATGGCAGTTATTTACTAACTTATACATATAGAAAAAGATAATATACATATATGTAAAAATGGTAAAAAAATTTTGCCCTAAATGCCCATGAACTTGAAAGGAGACAACATGGACGAAAAAACAGTAAATGAAATCGTAAACGAGGTCACAAAGAAAAGAAGAAGACCTGACAGTACCGCACAGCCTGACCCAGGCGATAACAGGAAATATATCAACCATTCTCTCAAGCTTGCTGCCCTGAAGAAGGTCGATATGAAAAATGAGGACGAGGTCGCACAAAGAATACAGACTTACTTTGAGATATGTGCTGCTGATGATATGAAACCTTCGGTTGCCGGTCTTGCTCTTGCGTTGGATGTTGATAGGCGGTATCTGTGGGAAATCAGGGTAGAGCGAAAAGGTAAAAATCCCAAGGTAGCAGACTTGCTGAAAAAAGCGGTGCGGATGCTCGACTTACAGATGGTCGACTATATGCAAAATGGGAAAATAAATCCCGTATCGGGCATTTTTCTGATGAAGAATAACTTCGGGTATGCGGACAAGCAGGAGGTCGAAGTTACCGCAAAGAACCCGCTCGGGGATGAACCTGACCCGAAAGCGATCGAAGAGAAGTATGTTGAGAGTGTGGTTATCGACAAAGAATAAGGCGCACAAAGGCGTTTTACTCTGTTTGATTTAACTTCAAAAACATAGAGATGTCTCAAATAGCCAAAATATTGCGAGAATTGCCATGCAAAGCCGTTTGAATGCCGTTGCTATGAAATTACATTACAAAAAGCAAAACATGTTTACGGGGCATTTATGACGATATTTTAAAGGGTGTGAAAAATCCCCGGTATTATAACCGGGGATTTGATTATTTTTGTTTTTCCCAGAATTGCGCCCGCTCAAGCAATATATTATCGGTGTAATATGGGATTTTGACTAATTGCAATGTTGTATATTGTGGTGCCTGATAATAAGCATAACCGTATTGGGGCAAGGTAACCGCTGCGCCGTTTCCGATGATCTGCCGGGATTCTATTTTTTCGCGGCAACGCAGAGCGAGCCGGGCGGGACAATTTGCCGCAAATTCTGCGGATAATGTTTTGCGATTTGGGCATTGCGTAGCAGCTATTAAATGCACATTTGCGGCGCGTCCTATGCGGGCTATTTTGCCCAGCGTTTGAGCTGTTCGAGGTTCAGAGAAAATAAGATCGCTTAATTCATCGATAATTATATATATGTCCGCCTCGTCCGATTTTTTTAAACCTTTTGCCGTCGCACGGTCATATCGTGCATCTATCTCGGCGACTGCATTATTTAATATTTGGAGTGCTTCGCCTGGGTCGCTTGTGTATGCTATGGTGTGTGGTAAATTACGGTACATAATAAGCTCGGTGCGCTTCGGATCAATTAAAATAAATCGGGTGTGTAACGGGGATTTATATAGTGCGGTGTATATTATGCCATTTATGGCGCAGCTTTTGCCGCTTCCGGTTGTGCCTGCTATCAGTGTATGCGGTTGTTGTAGGATATCCACATAAACCGCCGGAGCGCTTCCGCTCGGCGTGGTGTATGTTTTAGGGGCGATTTGCTCGGGCTGTTTGTGGCGTTTAAATATCTGCATTTTTTAAAATCATCCTTTGTGTTAAGAGTAAAGCCCGGAAACGTTTCCGGGCTTGTTTCGTTCTGTTACGGTGCGATCACCTCATACTCTAATAGATTTGCTTCGGCGTTTCTTTTCAAGTATCTTAAAATCATTTTCCACGATTCGGGCGGGTATCTCGTGCTATCGCGGTATAAATAGGGGCGTTCGCCGTTTTCATCAAATGATTGTGTGCTTATTTCTTTAATTATCATTGTTTGTACCTCCGCGGCGGCTCTGCGCTTTATATGTCCATGTCTGCGAAGTTTTTCAGCTCCGCCGTTATGTTTTCGGGTGTGTTTGCGTATTTATTCATCCATTCAATAAAATGATTTGATAAATAGCTTTCGAGGTTGTCGAGGTTCTCCGGCTTTCCTGCGATGGTTCGCAGAGCTTCGCAAAACTGTTTTGCGGTCTGTTCGTGTTTTCTTTCCATTATTATTCCTCCTCTGCTGCCGCTTCCAATTCATCAAAGAGGGCGGTTAATTTTTCGTCATTGTCGATAGAGTCAATATAACTGCGGTTTTCGTTCATTGCTTCTATTGCGTAGAGATCGAGGTATGCGGAATAATCTTTATAATCAGCCGATACTAGATTGCCGTATCCGTTATACCGGAAATATTCCCGATTCGGATTGAATGCGCTGTATATTTTGTTGCCGCTTCCGTCAGTGGTGTATGTCTCTTCGTCATACCCGAAAAATGCCCGGCGCAAAAGCTCGCTCGGCTCTGTGCCGTTATATAGTTCGTCCAATTCATCCATAGAAAAATAGCGATCGTCGTTTAAATATCCGTTGTAGCTGTCTAACTCCTCCATGCAGTCATTGAAAATATCTTTGTTGTTTTCGAAGTATTCAATGATATCGGCGGTGATCTCTTCCGGGGTTCGTGTTTTGCTTGTCTCTTTCATTTTAAATCCTCCTTGTGATCGTGCCGGGGTTGTGCTATAATAGCGGAGCAGCCGCCCGGCGTGGGTGTGTTGTGTGGGCGTTCCGTTTCTGCTGTGGTAGGCTGTGCGGTGCGCTCTTTTTGTAACCTCTTGATTACGATAACATTATATACTATTTGTTTAGGGTTGTCAACCTATTTTTTAAATATTTTTATTTGTTTTGTAACTTGTATCAAACAGAATAGTGTTCTGTGTGCGTTTTTGATAGGGGTATACTTCAAACAGATTCCCCCTGGGGGGGACTGCTGCCGGGGGCGAGGGGCGGGGTAAGCCGTAAAATTACTCGAACAAAATAAAAAAGCATTTGTTTTAATTTTTAAACAAAACAGTTGACAAACACTTCTGTTTGTGATATTGTATAAACAAAGGGAGGCAAAATTATGGCTAACAATATTTCTTTCGGCTATATCAGAGTATCGTCAAAAGATCAGAACGAAGCGCGACAAATTGAAAAAATGCGTGAACTGGGAATCGACGAAAGGCATATTTTCATTGATAAGGAAAGTGGTAAGGATTTCGACCGCGAACAGTACAAGGCTCTTATTGCGATGCTTCGAGATGGTGATGTGTTATATGTCCCGAGTATAGATCGGCTTGGTAGAAATTATAATGAAATACTTGCTCAATGGAGTATTATTACTAAAGATAAGGGCGCAGACATAGTTGTTCTCGACATGCCGTTACTTGACACTCGAAATGATCGCGACCTTACAGGTACACTTATTTCTGATATTGTGTTGCAGTTGCTTTCTTATGTCGCACAGAAAGAGCGTGAGAATATACGCGCAAGACAGGCTGAGGGGATTGCTATAGCTAAAGCAAATGGTGTATATAAGGGGCGAAAGCCTATCGAAATAGACAAGGGCAAGTTCGAATTGGTTTATGGTGAAGTTTGTCGTGGAGAGCGGACAAACAAGTATGCAATGCAGAAACTCGGGTTAAAACCGAATACTTATTATCGCTTTGTTCACGAATTCAAAACGCAAACCGGGTTGTGGAGTAAGTAATATGACAAACAAAGAGCGTTTTTCAGAAGTTTCTCATTACGAACTAATACAGGATAACGGGAAGATTCATATTCCGTCTGTTTTTATGTTCAAAGGTGGTCATGTCGAATTGTTTTCTTTTCTCTGTGCTTGCCGTGAAAAGAATTGCACAGTTGTTTTTGATAATGAGGATATGGTGATAGAGCCAATAGATGATGTTTGGAAAGATTTTCTATTGAGCCTTTATGCTCATATTGCAGAATCACCTAAGATAGCGAACGATTATATGCGGTATCTTTCCAATCTGGATAAAATGAACTGGGTCAAGGGTGTCCACGAGCCGATTTTGAAAAAAGACTAACGCAGAGTTATAAAACGAAAAACCCTAAAGCTCAAGAGAGTTTTAGGGTTTTAAAGTTAAAATATAATAAAAAATTGAAAAACAGGGAAAAATCGGCAGATGGTTGAGGTGCATTCGACCTTTCCATCTGTGAACGGCACCATGTGCAAAAGGGTGAAATCAAAAGGGTAATTGACTAAAAAAGCTAGCATTTCATTGGCTTATGGGTGATAGAAAATATGTAATTTATTCTCGTTGTTAATAATACCACTATTTTTGTTTGCGAAATAAAAGATATGATTAGCAACGATGTCTGCGGCTCTCACCAAGGTGGTCTTGGCAGAATTGCAATATTGAAGATTTATCGACTTAACAGATGGAAAAAGGGGCTTGTGAAAAGTCATAGGCTCATAATTCCACATCCCAATTTTAAATTCTTTTTCAAGAGATTCGCGAAGTTCATACCATCCATTAGTCGCTGTTGAATGCTCATCAACAAAAAAAATGAAATGGATTCAACTTCTTGAGGGTCATTAATTCCTTGTGAAATCATTTCTTGGAGCTTGGTTTTCACCGCCATTTTGTAAGCCCAATCCAGATACCGTTGCTTACTCTTCTTGTTTGAGAAGAGCTCGTTCTTTACCAATTTTTTTTGATTAATAATAACACCGAATCGCTCTTCTGCTTTGAGAATCCTATATAGTTTGTTTTTTGATTTGGGTTTTATATTACAAGCCTTCACTTCGGTTTTTGGCTTAATTTTCTCAGATAACCTGACATTTTTTTCGGCAGCCTTAAATCTTCTGGAACACGTCTCTCGCTCACAGGAAGAAAGGAAAATTAAGCCGCCAAACACATAATAGCGATTATGTTGTTTGTCCAACACTCCGGACTCGTCTGAATAAATATATATATTCATAATGACCTCCCCAAATAGCAAAAAAAAAAAAGACGCCCTAAGGCGCCCCCCGCGGCCGACGATATTGCATATCGCTTAAACAATTAGTTCGGTGACGCGAGTATGCAGTGTATTCCTACCTGCACTTATATTATATGCAAGAGCTATAGTCTTGTCAAGATTTTTGCAAAAAATTTTTTGAAGAAAATTTTGGAAAGAGTGATAATATGCTCACAAAATTCAAATAACTGTCGGACTAGTCAAATTGGTAGTATCCCGAGCGTGTCAATCGTAACCCCGATACAATAAGTACAACGAAAAGGAAATATTCAATTGCATAATCAATAGGAATATGCTATACTCAAATAAAGCAAAGTCCGTTTTATTACCTTGCAGAAACGAAAATTTGCGATATAATGGACTTGAATATTTCATAATGGAAGGTGATTAGAAGTGAAAAGGTTGGTCGCGTTATTATTAATTGCGGTTCTCGCGTGTTCTTTGGTTGGATGTGATTTGGGTAGCTCGGATAAAAGTGATGAAAATGCGCCATTGATGACCGGCGGCGTCTCAGATACACTGACCTTTGATGAACTTGAGATAACGGTTACGAAATTTGTTTTTTCAAAATACTGCGGAAATCTCAGCAGTCTTGGTGAGGCTGAGTCAGGGAGTGTCTGGTGCACGGTATATCTGAATGTCAAAAACATTTCCAAAAGTGCGAAGATACTGACGAGGTCATATAGAACCAAATACGACTTTACTCTCGATTATAATAACGGATATACTTACAATACTGCATGGTTTGAGTATGCTGAGTTTTTGAATGCTCACGAAAGTATTGCTCCGCTTGGAACGCTTAGCAATGTATGTGTGTCGTATAAAGTTCCCTTAGAAGTAAAGAAAAACACAGAAAACTCATTAAAATTAAAGTGTTCTTACAACTCTCAAAAAGAAACTGACTATGTTGAGTGGGAGCTTAGATAAGTTAGGAGGATACCTATGATTAAGCTTATCATTTTCGGATTTCTACTCGTCTGTGCTATTGATGCGTGGTTTCCGGAGTACAATTGGTTGTCAATACCTATTTTTGTGGTTGTGGCGTTGATATGGTTAGTAGTTAAGATACTTCGAGATGTACTGGGGTTGAAACCGAGAAGATCGAGACACATAGAAGATTATTGGGATGAATTTGATTGGTGGCAGGATAATCAAGGATTATAAATGACTCTCGCAACGGGGTGAGAGGATGCAGTCAACAGGGACTACGGTTAATTCCGTAGTCCTTTTTTCATTTTAAGGAGGTTGTTGATGAGAAAAGTAAGTATCTTAGGAACATCCTACAGCGTTTACGAGGGTGTTTCATATCAAAAAGATTGCGAACTTAAAGGTCGATTTGGGTATTGTTCTCACATGGAGCGGAAAATTGTAGTGGGTGATTTGCTTACATGTGATACCTGGGAAAATGAACGAGAAGAAGTTCGAAAAGAGCAGGAACGATTGACGCTTCGTCACGAGGTCATACACGCCTTTCTCAATGAAAGCGGTCTAACTTCGAGCAGCAACAGTGTTGACTGTTGGGCGAGAAATGAAGAAATGATTGATTGGATTGCTATTCAATATCCGAAGATCAAAAAAGTATTTCAACAGTTAGGGTGTGAGAACTGATGGTGAACAAATCACTAATCTCGAAAATTTTTGCGGCGATAAAAAAGGCACCTTCGGAGATATCGGCTTACGAAGATATGTTTGCGGTCTGTCGCGATATTGAGAGTGATAATTTTGAGCTGGCTCATAAGACTAATGCCGAACTCCGAAACAAAATAGCTGTAGCTATGCGTGACGGAAACAGTACCGGAGAGTTTTTCAGTTTGTACAAAAGAACACTGCTGTTTGATGCTCCGCACGACTTTGATTCATATCTGCTGTATCTTGAGATGAATCGTAAGCCTGCCGACAGATTCTATCAGCCTCGCCGAAAAGTCTTGAAACGAGTGGTGGAAAAGCTGCAAGCCCTCGTTGATGACGAGCTTGACGAGCTGTTTCTTTCCATGCCTCCGCGAGTCGGGAAGTCGACATTGCTGATATTTTTCGAGACCTGGGTAATGGGTAGAGACATGGAGCACCCGAGCCTTTATTGCAGTTACTCCGATGTTATCACGAGAGCTTTTTATAACGGCGTACTCGAGATCATGACCGACAAAGATACATACTTGTACAACGATGTGTTCCCGGATGCGAAAATATCACGAACGAACGCCCAGGACGAGATAATCGACGTGGGACGAAAAAAGCATTATCCCTCTCTTACTTGCCGTTCCCTCTACGGAACACTGAACGGTGCCTGCGACGCTGAAAATGGATTTATTATCTCCGATGACCTTATCGGAGGCATCGAAGAAGCATTGAACCCTGACAGACTTACAACCGCCTGGGGTAAGGTTGATAATAACCTCATACCCCGAGGAAAGGGCAAAACCAAATATCTTTGGGTCGGAACTCGTTGGTCTATTGCCGACCCTACGGGACGCAGATATCATCTGTTGCAGACTGATGATAAGTTCAAGGACTACAGATATGAGTTTATTAATCTGCCCGCACTGGATGACAACGACGAGAGCAATTTCTGCTATGACTATAACGTGGGCTTTGATTCAATATACTATCAACGTCGGCGAGCATCTTTCGAGCGGAATGATGATATGGCTTCATGGAATGCTCAGTACATGGGAACACCGATAGAGCGAGAAGGTACATTATTCAAGCCTGATGACATGAGATATTACAATGGTGTTTTGCCTGACGGTGCCCCTGATTGTGTGTTTATTGCGGTTGACCCTGCGTGGGGCGGCGGAGACTATGTGGCGGCGCCGATCTGTTATCAGTACGGCGATGACATCTTCGTGCACGACGTTGTGTTCGATAACGGAGATAAAAAAATTACTGAGCCTCTGATAGTCGACGGGATTATTAGAAACAAGGTAACTCGAGGACGAATTGAGGCTACGAAAGCTACAGAGTCTTACAAGGAGGATATTGACGCACGGCTGAAGAAGAAGGGTTATAAGATGAACCTTACGAGCAAAGCAGCCGGAACAAATATCAGTAAAAATCAGAGGATATTCGATAAGTCTCCGGAGATTCGAGAGAATATGATATTTCGAGAGTCGGGAAAAAGAAGTAAGGCTTATGAGCTGTTCATGCAGAATGTTTTCGCATTTAAGCTGCTCGGAACAAATAAGCATGATGACGCGCCGGACTCGTTGGCGATGGCTATTGATATGATAACCAATCCTATGGGTCAGTACGCTATATTTAGACGGCAATTCTAATTTATGCACAATATATAGTATAAATATCTTGACAAAATACAATATATGGTGTACAATTAAAATTGGATAAGAGGAGGTGTTTCCGATGGGCTCTATAACATTTCAAGGCTTGACAGGTCGTAGTGTTATCTACACCGATGAGGCTGAAATTACCGATGTTAATGTAAGAGATGCGCTTAATAAAGCATTGATTCTCCATAACAAGAACAGCATGGATATTGATTATCTCTATCGCTACTATAAGGGCGAACAGCCAATCATACACCGAACAAAAGAAATTCGCCCGGAAATCAATAACATTATCGTAGAGAACAGAGCGAATGAGATCGTCACTTTCAAGGTTGCGTATCTCGTGGGAGCACCTATCCAGTATGTTAACAGAGGTAAAGAGGAAGTTCTTGAGGACATAAATAAACTCAACGAGTTTGTTTTTGCGGAAGATAAAGCGACTAAAGATAAAGAACTTGCCGAATGGTTCACTATATGCGGTACTGGCTATCGTATCGCGCTTCCCGACCCGGTGGGCGAAGAGGATGAATCCCCGTTTGAGATTTACACTCTCGACCCGCGCAATACTTTCGTTGTGTATTCGAGCAAACTCGGTCAGCGTCGTCTCATGGGATGTATGGTACTTCATAAGCAGGACGGGGGAGTTCGTTACTGCATTTATACCGATAGCAAGTACTATGAGATTGAAGATAACGAGATAAAGAAAGCAGAAGATCATATGCTCGGAAGGGTACCGATTATTGAGTACCCTGCGAACATGGCTCGGCTGGGCGCTTTTGAGATCGTCCTCCCGCTTCTCGACGAGCTTAATATGATAGCTTCGAATCGAATGGACGGTATTGAGCAGTTTATTCAGTCGCTGCTTGTAATAAAAGGTGCGGATATCGAAGAGGATGAATATCGTAAGCTTATAGCCGTGGGCGGATTGAAGCTTCCCGCAGAGGGCGATGCAAACTACATCACCCAGGAACTCAATCAGACTCAGACTCAGGCGATGGTTGACTATTGCTACGATGCTATCCTCACCATCTGTGGTATGCCCAACCGGAACGGTGGCAGTTCCACCAGTGATACAGGAAGCGCGGTTATATTCCGTGACGGTTGGTCGTCTGCCGAAGCTCGCGCAAAGGATACCGAAACTACTTTCAAGCTTTCGGAAAAAGAGTTTTTGAGACTAATTTTGCATATCACCAACACCCTGAAATCCGACATAAATCTGAAACTTGCTGATATCGATATTCGATTCACGAGACAGAATTATGAGAACATCCAGGAAAAGTCTCAGGTGCTCACCACTATGCTTAATAATGATAAGATTCATCCGCGCCTTGCTTTCCAACATTGCGGAATGTTCAGCGATCCTGAACTCGCATACACCATGAGTAAAGAGTATGCCGAAGAGAAGCAGGAAAAAGATGTGGCAGAACTTGAGCGTTTTGCGAATCAGCAGACTCAGCTTGATAAGGAGAAAGTGAACAACGACGATGTCGAGGTATGATTACACTGATTCTATAATCAAGTATCTTAATAAAAAATACATTGAGCTTTTTGGAAAGCTCAACAGCGTTCTTGCCATTGATGAAGTTCATGTGTTGAGTCAGGTGAATGCAACATATCAGGAGTCTGATAAAATAACTCGTGAGGCTTTTCTGTTGCTCGCACAGAATACATACAACGAGTACTCGAGAAGAGGGCTGAGAAGCCTCGATGACGAGTGGGTTGATGAGTTGCTCGAATCTTACGACCCTACTACGAAATATGTCTATGCCCATGAAGTCGAACGAAAGGCAGCAAGGTGCGTCGAGGCGGTAATAAGTACGGGAAACACCCGCGAAGAGATAAAAAACGCTCTTCGGTATTATTCGGCAATGAACGGTGAATATGCCGTTATAGTGACTCTCGCGGCGCAAAAGCAGGCATATGAAGATGACGAAGAAGACTGGATAATGTGGAATACTCAGAAGGACGGTCATGTTTGCCGAATTTGTCAGTCGCGTGATGGGAAAATATATGAGCCTGACGAATATCCGGCTCGTCCGCATTGGGGTTGCCGATGCTACCCTAAATCACTCGGAGGTGATTAACTCGCTTAATTATCATTTTTCGCAGAATGAGTATGAAGCTATAATGAGAGCGCTTCAGCGCGGAAATACGGTTGAAATCAAGAGGGAGAGAGATCGCCTCGTTATAGTGGAGATAGAACGAAAAGTTAAAACAAAGACCTCTATAACAGGATAGAGGGATACAGTCAAAAGGGACTACAAGCATTAAGTTTGTAGTCCCTTTTTTGTTTTTCAAGTATGTTCCCGCAGTCCATCGGATGGACGCCCGATTTTCTATAACTCTTCCCCCCGGCGCTTCTGTTGGTTCGACTCCAACCGGGAACACCAGTGAGACAGGGAAGTCTCTCAAAAACGCAAAACAAATTTAAAAGGTTAGGGAAAACCTAAAAACGCAGGAGGTATTTTTAATGGCAAAAATTGACACAACCAAAATTGCAGGATACAGCGACATGAGCGCAGAAGAGAAGCTCGCGGCACTCGAAGCTTTCGAGTATGAGGACAGCGTCCCCGATCTACAGAGATACAAGGATGCAGTTACTCGAGCTAATCGTGAGGCTGCCGAAATGAAGCGTAAGTATCAGGAAACTCTCTCGAAGGATGAGCAGGCTGAAGCTCAGAAGAAGGAAGAGTTTGAGAGGATGCAGACGGAGCTTGAAGCTCTGAAAAAGGAGAGAACCATTGCCGCTCACAAGGCTGATTTTCTCGGACTTGGCTACGACGATGAACTCGCGGCGGCATCCGCGCAGGCGTTGACTGACGGCAAGATGGATGTGGTGTTTGCTAATCAGAAAAAGTACCTTGAGGCTCACGATAAAGCCCTGAAAGCTGAACTTATGAAAGGCACTTCTACACCCCCCTCAGGAGTTGCCGGAGGCAGTGCGGGCGACGATTACACCAAAAAGGCAGAAGCTGCGTTGAGTGCAGGCAATTCGAGTGAAGCTGCCTACTTCATGCGACTCGCGCAGGAAACAAACAGAACTAAATAATTAAAGGAGAATCAATTATGGCAGATACTTTAGCAACAAGTTTTGGCGTTCTGAACTATTCAGGAATGCTTTATAACAACGGTAACACAAGGACTCCGCTTTCGTCCATTATCGGCGCGAGAGCTGTCAACACGAACCATTGCGAGTTTGTGGTCGGTCAGGAGTATACCGGCGGCGGTGCAGGTTCTCAGCCTGCTATTTCGGAGACTGCGTCTCTTACCGCCCCCGACGCGAGCATTGTTACTCGTGCACAGAAGACAAACATTACCCAGATATTCCAGGAGAGCGTCGGCGTTTCTTATGCGAAGCAGTCGAACATGGGTACTCTGTCAGGCGTTAATGTCGCCGATCAGAAAGCGAATCCCATAAACGAGCTTGACTTCCAGGTTGCGGCAAAGATGCAGAAGATTGCTCGTGATATCGAATACACCTTCATCAACGGTGTGTACAACAAGGCTACAACCGACGCGACTATCAACAAGACTCGCGGTCTTGTCACTGCTATAACCACGAACACCATTGACATGAAGAGCAATGCTCTCGGTCTTTGGGATATCGCTGACGGCGTTAAGAAGGTTTACGAGTCGAATGCTCCGAGCAATGGACTGTGCCTCTGGTGCGATGCTACTACTATGTTCCAGATAAACGCGGATGCCATTCAGAACGGTCTTACCATCGTTCCGGCGGCAAGAGATATCAACGGTATCAAGCTTTCTAAGGTTATCACTCCTATCGGTGAAGTTTACCTTTATCTCGGCGAGTGCCTGCCGAGCGGCACCGCACTTCTTCTTGACCTCGATGTTATTCGTCCGGTCAATCAGCCCGTTCCAGGCAAGGGCAACTTCTTCCTTGAGCCGCTGGCTAAGACCGGCGCAGGCGAGAAGTATCAGATATTCGGTCAGCTTGGTCTTGACCACGGTCCGGAATGGTATCACTGCAAGTTCGCTAAGATTGCAACGACCTTCACCGCGCCTACATACAGCCGCTCGGTATTTATTGCAGGCGGTAAGGTCACTACAGAGACGGCAAGTACAGGCGGTTAATCGAATCAATTCAAAGAAAGGTAGGCGCGAGATATGACCGACGCACAGAAAATTATATTGCTGAAATCCATGACGGGGGAAACCTCTGAGGACATATTGAACGCCTACCTCAAACTTGCCGGTGACAAAATTCTTGAGAGACGGTTCCCGTTCAAAAGCGATGCGCGGATCGTGCCTGTTAAGTATCACACAAGACAGATTGAGATAGCGTCGTATCTGCTTAATAAACGGGGTGCCGAAGGTGAGGTTTCTCACAGTGAGAACGGAATAAGCCGTAGCTATGAAAGTGCGAGTGTGCCCGAATCAATGCTCAAGGACATTCTTCCTTGTGCTGCTGTTTTGTCAGGAGGCAGGGAATGAAGTGCCTGAAACGAAATCAAACATCACTGCATTATGCACTCTATAAGGGCAAAGAACAGATAACCGATGAGGAGGGAAACCTCACAGGCGAATATAAGGTCTTGTATTCCGACCCGGTAGAGATGCAGGCAAATGTATCTGCTGCTTCAGGCGCATCGCAAGTAGAGCAGTTTGGTAATTCCATACAGTACGACAAGGTCATCGTGACGGACGATATAAGTTGTCCTATTGATGAAAATACAGTTCTCTGCGTCGACAAGTTTCCGGCTTATGATGCAAACGGGAATCTTCTTTTTGATTATATCGTCAAAAAAGTTGCAAAGTCTCTCAACAGTATCTCTTTTGCAATAAGCAAGGTGAGTGTCTCGTGAGAATCAAAGTCACCGGTCTTGAGAAAGCAGTACGCAAGCTCGAAGCTTATAAAAAAAGTCTTGAGGGAAAAACTCATGTGTTTTTAGAGCATCTCGCACAGGTGGGTATAGATGTTGCCGATGTCGCATTCAGAACCGCTCAGTATGACGGCGAGAATGATGTCGTCGTGTCAGGGGAGCCTGAATGGATAGACGATAACACTCTTGTTATTACAGCGAGCGGCAGCGCGGTCAAATTCATTGAGTTCGGTACAGGTGTGCATTACACGGAGCAGCACCCTAAAGCCGAGGAGATGGGTATGGTTCGCGGTGAATACGGTCAAGGGAAAGGCTCACAGGATAGTTGGGGGTACTACGGCAACCCTGGGACGAACGGAAGAGTGGTAAAGGAGAACGACAAAGGAAGTCTTGTTATCACTCACGGTAATCCCCCTGCCCGTGCAATGTACGATGCAGGCAAGGAAATGAGAGAACAAGTAAGGGCAATTGCGAAGGAGGTGTTCGGGAATGACTGATATCGAAAATGAGGTTTGCGATCTCGTATCTGCGGCTCTTCGAGCAAAATTCCCGAACATTACTGTTTACAGTAAGACGGTTCTGAGCCCTTCTGAGTTCCCATCAGTCAGCATTGAAGAGGGGGACAACTACACATACACGGCGTCGATTGACAGTTCGGGTGTTGAAAATCACTCGTCCGTCATGTACGAAGTCAATATTTATTCGAACAAGGTTAATCGTCAGAAGTCGGAATGCAAAGAGATATTTGCCGTGTTGGACGAGCTTTTGATAAGAAAGGGCTTTGTCCGCACGATGCGCAAACCTGTTTCGATGGACGATGCTACCAAGTATCGGATAACAGTCAGATATAAAGCAACAGTAGGAAAAGACAAACAAATATACAGGAGGTAACATATGGCGATTTCGTCTTATAAAACCTTTCTTATGAAGAAAGGTTCTTCAGGTAGTACATACGAGAAGCTTGTTGATATTAAAGAGTTTCCCGATCTCGGCGGCGACCCTAATATGCTTGATGCAACGACTCTTTCTGACCCGATGCAGATAAATATCATGGGAATTCAGAAGGTTGACGCGCTTACATTTACTGCGAACTATTCTAGTGAAGATTTCGCAACGCTTGATGCTCTCAAAGGTCAGGAACTTGACCTTGCTGTTTGGTTTGGCGGTACTGAGAGTGACGGAACTCTGACACCTTCCGGCGATAAGGGTAAGTTCAATTTCAAGGGTCAGCTTTCGGTATATGTTAAGGGTGCAGGCGTTGACAGTGTTGTTGAAATGGCAATAACTGTAGCCGCGAGCACGAAAATCACAAAAGCCTCAGCGTAAGGAGGAGACGAAATGGCTACTACAATCAATCTCACATACAAGGGTACACCGTACACTCTTGAGTTTACGAGGCGTTCGGTGAAGATGCTTGAAGAGAGCGGATTCGTTCTCGCCGATGCTTCACGCAAGCCGCTTTCGGTTCTTTCTGAGCTGTTTGCCGGGGCATTCAAGGCGCATCATCCTTTCGTGAAGAAAGATACTGTCGAGGACATTCTGCTTCATGTAAAGGACAAGGACAAGCTCTATGACAAGCTTGCTGAAATGTACTGCGAGCCGATGGAGTATCTCATGAAAGATCCTGAAGATGATGAGGGAAACGTGGACTGGGAAGCGAGCAACGGGTAAGTAACTTGCTTCCCCTTGAGGGGGACGAGTTGAATAAACAGCTTGTCCCCCTTAATTATAGTGAGCAGTTTGAGAAAGACTTACCCTACTATATGTCAATCGGGATGACTCCCGAACAGTATTGGGACGGAGATTGTGCGCTGCCCCGATGCTATCAAAAAGCTCACGAATTAAAACTCGCTCAGCGAAATCAGGAAAAGTGGACGCAGGGCTTGTATTTCTATCGAGCGCTTTGTTCCGTTTCACCTGCGTTCAATCCTATGGCGAAAGACTCGAAGCCTCTACCGTATCTCGATGAACCTTTACCGCTTACTGATAAAGAGGCGCGGGAGCAGAGAGAAAGAGCTGAGAAAAAACGCATGAAGGAGCAAATGAGTGTTGTCTCCGATTGGGCTGAGAGAGTTAATTTGAGATTTGCAGGAGGTGAGAGCTAATGGAAGATGTTATTGACGATCTTAAAATAGAAATTGTAGGAGATTCGTATTCTGCCGAAAAAAGCATAGACAAGGTAATCTCACTGCTCAAGGAAATAGACAGCGTTACGAGTCGAATAAATAAATCTATATCCGAACCTTTAAAGCCTATAGAGGCGCTGCAAAAGACCATAGACCGTATTAAGTCCGTGGATAAACTTCGGGAGATAGGCGAGGCAATAGCGAGCCTGAATGGTATTAAGGTTTCCAAAACGATAGCAAAAGAGATTACTAATATCGGGGCTGCTATTCGTGGTATACAGGAATTGGATACCGGAAAGCTTAACGATATATCGAATGCCGTCTCAAATATTTCGGCGGCTCGAATGCCTCAGGTCGAGACTCAAAACACTATTCCAGCAACAGCATCGAATGTTTCTGATATCAGTCAGGGAAGTGTAAACTTCGATGAGGTAACCGAAAGTGCTGATGCCGCAAGTGTTGCTATCGCGCAAGTATCAGAACGCGCGAGTGAGGCGGGAAAAAATGTTGCCTCTGCCGCTGATACAGCAACGAAAAAAACAATAAGTGCGACTGGACTGTCGAAGAAGCTCGGAAAAGCTCTTGATCCAATAACGAGCAAAGTTAGAAATCTATTTACCACTATCAAAAAAAGAATAACATATCGAGCACTTAACGGCATTATTTCGGCTATTACCAGCGGATTTAAAGAGGGCGTTCAAAACGTCTATGCTTATAGTCAGATGATGGGTACAAGTTTTGCGAAAAGTATGGATTCTCTTGCAACGAGTTACCTATATTTGAAAAACAGTATAGGTGCAGCGGCAGCTCCCATAATCACGATGCTTGTACCGTTTGTCGAGAAAGCCATAGATAAGTTCGTAGAGCTTCTTAACGCTATAAATATGGTATTCAGTCGGCTGTCGGGGTCTAATGAATGGACTCATGCGGTTAAGTATCCTACGACATTCGCTGACGGTATGGGTAAAGCAACGAAAGCCGCAAAAGAATTAAAGAAGACGCTTCTCGGTATTGACGAGATACATAAGCTCGATGATAATTCAACTTCCGCGACGGCAAGCGGAGTGAGTAGTACTGCTGCGAAATATCAATTCGTAACCGACGAGCTTGATGTTAAGCGCGCCGATGAACTTGTCGAAAAATTCAAATTGATACTTGGAATAGCCGGTGGAATTGGTCTTGCCGTCGCTGCATGGAAAATAACAAGCAGTGTGGTCAATTTCTTTGGACTTCTCTCGCAAATCAAAGGAACAAATACCACTGCTACGCAGGTAGGAGATGCGGGAACTTCGGCATTGAATGGAAAATTAAAGTCAATAGCTAAAGACCTTGCCTGGGGGCTTGTCATTATTGCCGAGGTAGCAGTTGCGGCTGGACTAGTTGTCGGTGCTGTATGGGGACTCGGAGTAATGCTGGAACAAGTAGGTAAAGCCTGGGAACCCGTGATTGCGAACGGAAAAACAGTGGCTATCGCAATGGGAATCGGTGTAGGTGTGTTGGCTGCTGTAGGTGCGGTAACGGCATTGTTGGGCAGTGTTGGTACACCTCTTGTTGCATATTTGGGTCTTGGTATCGCGATGCTTGCTCTGATTGGAGTTTCGACGGGTCTGTTTATTGTCGAAATATGGGCGATAGGCAAAGGTCTTGATGAGATCGGTAATGCATGGGCGCCCGTTCTTGAAAACGGAGAGACCATAGCTAAGGGTATCGGTCTTGGCACGGCTTTACTTATTGGTATTGGCGTTGTTACTGCTGCGCTCGGAGCGGCGACCGTCGCGAGTGTTGGGCTGCTTCCGGTAGCTATCGGTCTTGGTACTGGGTTGTTGGTTAAACTCAGTGGTGCTGTTGTGGCATTTACGATTGAACTTGTTATAGTTGCCAAATCTTTAGGTGATGAGTTATATCCGGCGCTGCGAGACCTTAATGGTAAATTACCGTCGCTGTCAAAGGATATGAGCAGTTTTACGGAATTTATGAAAGATTTTGCGCAAAAGGTTGTCGATTACTCAAAGAGTAGTCTTTTGGCGGGATTTGCGAGTACGGTCGATACAATTATAGGATTCTTTTTAAAAGACCCTATAGAGTCAATGGCAAAAGATGTTAATAAACAGAGAACGCAGACAGTTAAACTGAATGACAAGTTGCGCGAGGCAAATCCTGAATTGGGTATTGCGATATCGCTTATGGGTGAATATTACACTCTTTTAGAGCGGATTGAGACGCTCACCGGCAAAAGTAACAATATATCTCTTGCTAATGGTATGTTTGTCAACATGAAAGAGGTAGGTAAGAATTTAGTAACCGGTCTTGTCGCGGGTATCAGTTCTAAAAATTCCGAGCTTGCCCAGGCAATTAAATCTGTCCTGAAGGATTCTTTGTCGAGTAATGTCGCCAATTCATACGGCTATAATTTCGGAAAAAATCTCGGAACAGCAGTTGCCAATGGCTTCAAAAGTGCTCGCTTCCCGACACTAAAAGGAGATATTAATGTTGGTAGTACAGGTTCGGTCGATTTGAAATTGAAAGCCTATGCCTCCGGTGGTTTCCCTGCATCGGGACAGCTTTTCGTCGCTCGTGAGGCTGGACCCGAGCTTGTCGGTACAATGGGCGGTCGAAGCACTGTTGTTAACAATCAGCAGATAGTTGAAGGTGTTGCGAACGGCGTATATCGCGGTGTGCGTGATGCAATGGCTGAAAGCGAAGACGGTACTCCTATAATCGTTCAAGTAGTCGACAGAGCTGGGAATGTTATCGAAGAGATAAAAGCCGCAAATCTTAGAGCAGGACGAACTCTTATCCCGGTGGATGCATAAGGAGGTGAAACATCAATATGGCTTTTACAGCAGGCATGAATCCCTTGAAATCGGTCGGTGGTAAAACAGTCAAATGTCCATCACAGTATAAGTGGGAGCAGATTGATGTTTCCGCCTCTGATGCGGGTCGTACCGAAGATGGACTCATGCATAAGAAAAAAATAAGAACCGTAGACGGGATAACTCTTGAGTGGGCTTATCCCACTACGATTGAGTTAAAGGCTATTTTAGCAGCTTTTTCGGCAGAGTACATATCAATCACTTATCTTTCTCCGACGGCGGGGGACTTCGTGACGAAAACATTTTATGTGGGCGATAGATCGTCTCCTATGTACAACAGTACACTGAACCGTTGGGAGAATGTAAGTTTTAAAATCGTAGAGAGGTGATGTTATGTATCCAATAACTTCTGCCGGGCTTGCTGCTCTGCGAGAGGATGTGGTGCAGTCCGTCAATATCCTCTGTACGCCTACAAAAGGCACGGTATTTAATATTACCGACAAAGACATCATCGGCGCGGTAACGGTGGACTGGTCGAGTGTCACGGGCAGCAAGCTTGATTTGGGCTCGGCGTGTATGTCAGAGCTGAGTTTTACTCTTGAGAATACCAACGGTGCGTTTGACGACAAGGTGTTCGAGGGCGCACAACTGTATGTCACTACAAGCTTTTCAACGGGCTCGACAACGGAGACGGTGCCTATCGGCTATTACACGGTGGACAGCCCTCCGCGCAAGCTCCGGAGCATCAAAATAACGGCTTATGACCGCATGGCGAAGTTTAACCGAGCCTATGATACTGAGCTTGCCTATCCTGCAACGCTGTATCAGATAATCGCCGATGCCTGCACCAAGTGCGGGGTGTCGCAGAAGCTCCCGACGAACACTTTGCATAGGGGTGTATCGATACCGAAACGCCCGGAGGCGGACAACCTGACCTATCGTCAGGTGCTTGTCTGGGCTGCGGAGCTTATGGGCGTGAGCTTGTATATTGACTATGACGGCAAGCTGACAGGCGGGTGGTATGCGACAAACGCCAAGCACACGGTGATAAAAGCTTCGGATCGTTTTACTTCCGGCAATACCGATTTTGCCGAAAATAATATCGTGTTTTCCGGTGTGCGCATCGTCGGAAACGACGAGAACAAAACCGAATACCTCGCGGGCACAAAGGACTATGCCTTTAACATCGAGGGCAATCTTCTTGTGCAGAGCGATATGAGCATCGACACACTGACAACGGAGCTTAAAACCGCACGGTGCAGTCTTACATACACTCCGATGTCCTGCACTACGCACTCGTTTCCGCACCTTAGACCGCTTGATATTCTGAAATTTGAGACGGCTCAGGGGACGAAGAAGGTCGTGTTGACAAAAGTCAAGTGGCAGTCACAGAACCGCTGCACGAAGCTCGAGGGCAAGGGCGAAACGGCAACGCAGTCGGGATATGCCACAATGGGCGCGTTTACACCGAAGCAGCGGGCGGTACTCGAGCAGACCCGCGCACAGCAGGCGGCGCAAATCAACGACTTTGAGCAGGCGACACTCGCGCTGAACGAGACCATCGCGAATAGTATGGGCTTATATGTCACGCGGAAAGCAGACAGCAATGGCGCGGTAATTACTTATTACCATGACAAGCCTACGCTCGAGGGGAGCAACACTATCTACTGCCGCAACGCCGGCGGTTATGCCTGGACTAATAACGGTTGGAACAACGGATCCCCGAACTGGGAGTACGGTGTATCAAAAGACGGTGACGCGGTTATCCGAAGCATTGCCGCAAACAAAATTTCCGCGAGTTATATCACGACGGATATCCTTTCGTCGCCGACTGGGAAGTTTTCTTTTGACTTGGACACCGGACACATCGAAGCTTCCGACATCAACATCACTGGCGGCGATATAAACCTTGACGGCGGTCAGCTGTCAATAGAAAACAGCGGATTTAAGACCGACCTGTCAAGCGGATATTTGCAGATGTATTACACCACAAATATGCAAACCGGCGCAAATTACGAGTACTTTGACATTAACAATACGCTGATAGGCACGAAGTTTTATGCGACGCTCGCCGCGCCGAAGCCTGCCGCCGCGCTTGGCGTTACATCAAACGGTTTTCGATTTGGCGAGAAAGCAGAAAACGCCACGCTTGTAAACCATTGGAACACCGATTATGCCGTGATAGAAAAAGATAACGCGAGATTTCGCACAAAAGTCGAGGTCAACGAGTCTTTAAGCGTTGCGGCAGGCGGCGACGCCATCGGTTTTATCGCGCATGCGCCAAACGGCGCGAACGATGTAAGCGCGGAGCTTGGTGCTACGAGTGACGCGAGCGCACTGCTGCAAATCGTCAACAACACCAAAGGTACGATTCCGGCGCGAATTGAAATCTACTCGAGTGGAACAAACGGAAGTGGCATGACTTTAAAGCTTACTTCCGGCGGCGGTTACACCGGACGGCTATTTTTAGACACCTCCGGACTGTATGCCGAATTTAACGACAGCGGCGACTACAAAAAACTCGCTTAGGAGGCTATTATGACAAAAACCGAAATCGAAAAGAAAATCGCAGAAGTCAAAGCGCAGGGCGACGCCTTGCAGAAGCACAATGCACAGTTGATGCAGCAAATCGAGGTCAACAAGGTCGAAATCGCGAAGATTATTGGCAAGCTTGACCTTTTATCCGAAATGCTTACAGACTGCGAAAAACAGGCTGCAGAGCCCGCGAAAGAGGAGGTAAAGGAAGATGCAGGAAAGAACGATAAAAGTCGAATACAGCCGCCCGCGTGGCTACGACGTAGGCTATCGCGCGGAAAATAACTTTACCGTGCTT